GTAGCTTCCAGTATGAGTTGGTTTGTAGTGAGATTTTATATAATCTCAATCTACAACCTTCTCAAACTTAGTGAAGGCTGGATTAGAGGCTTGTAATTGCGCAAAGAGAATATTTTGATTTACTTCGAAACCAGAAATGTGATTTATCAATTCACGTTCGGCTCTCCGAAGCATATTCTCAATACGTTTCAATTCCTTGTATAGAAAGATTACTAATCTTTTAAATAGTAAATCTTTTTTAACAGGGCCTATATATGCTTTTCTCAAGAAAAGCTGTAAAAGTGATCCCGAAGTGGTTGGTACTTCTTTAAGAAGCTGAAATAATTTCATATTCTTATTAGATACTTTCCCGGGAGTTACTTTTGACCCATATCCGAGTCATCGGATGACATTAAGATCTGAAAGTTGATATTTTCGCTGAAGTTCTCGGGTAGCTGATAAACTACCATGAGAAGCTCGGGCTTCTTTCATAGGAAACGGACTCACGTCCATGCCTTTGAAAAGAGTCCTTTTTGCAAATTCAACCCCTAGACCACCTGGAGAAATTATAGATTTTGCAATCCCTAATTTAACTCCAAGGTCTGCCATCAGTGACTGATAGGATAACGAAACTCGTTTATCTCAAATTGCTATATCATCTCCTAATATTGCATAGGAAGTGAAAAGAAATTTCTTAGAGATACCTGTCTGTCATGCGGCGCAATTTACCAGGAAATGATGAGTTAGAGCTAACATAGCTCAGCTTGATAGGGCCCCCATAGGTTGACCTACTGAGTATCTTACAGATAATCCATACTTGGATAGTTCTGGATAATCTTTTAGTAAACGTGAGAAATCAAAATCTCTATTTACCATAAGATTAACTCAATGGTCAGCAAATTCTTTCCCAAAAATTTGAGAAAGAAGTTGCTTTTGAACATATAAGGGTAACCTATCAGTTGCAGAGGATAAATCCAATGAATCAATCTGAGTTTTACCAAAAGGAACCCTACTTAATGGTTTCAATTGGTTAAATGTCCCATCAGTAATATGTTTAGACAATTGTTTAAACAAATACGTATGAAGAGATTTAAGTACTCATTGTGTTCATGGATCTACCATTGCAAAAACTCTCATTTTCCCCGCGGCCTCCGGTTTAATATGTAATCTTCCAAGGAAGTTATATATTTTAATCATACTACTACCAATTAATCAGTGACCTCGAAGCTTAGGAACTTCAAGGGAACCGTCTATGCTATCAAGTTTCAGTCATTCGCTTAATCTCAAAGACAAGAGATTAAGTTTAGAATTTGTGAAATTATTGATAAAGTAGATAGATTGCATCAAATTACGATTAGAAGGGGACATCAGCAAAATCAGTGATCTAACTATAGATCAATGATGAGTTGAATGTTCCTCCTTACCAGTCGTAGGAGAAGCAGTTAAAATTGGGAAAAGTGATGTTGACGGTAATTTAATCTCCTTATTTATAAATAAATTTACAAATATGGGATAAAATTTTCCTAAATCAACTGGACCAGTTAATGGTCCATCAATTATGGTATCAAGGGAAGCTTTCCCTTGATATGACATATCTCTATAAGTAGAGAATAATGTCATCCATAATCGAATTACTGTGGTATCTCCATTCATTATAGAGATTCTATAATGTGGAGGGATGATCGCAGGGATTCCCTGGTGGCCTCTCCTAATACGAGGACCTAATAGTCCTGTATCAGGAAGTTTATGGCCTGCGATAATCTGTTGAAGAAGAACATGAGATCCCTTTAGGTATTTAACTACCCCTGGAATCCCTTGATTTCTTTTCAAG